AGCGCTTTGAGCGGTTCTAGACGCAAATCCATCAACGCCAGAAGCACTAAAAACGCCAACCACTCCATTATTGGCGATCCTCATCCGCTCGGTTGGAGTCAGCGAACCAGAAGCAGTGATTCCGATTGATAATCTTGATGGGAGACTTGTACTGCTGGGAGTACTATCGCAAGATGCTTGAAGATAAACGCCGGTCCTGAAATCGGTTCCAGTATTGCCAACAAAGTTTATTGCGCCGTAATCGTTACCTGCGGCAATAATTGCATTTGCTCCCTGCGTATTTGTTTTAGATAAACCCAATGTAAGTACCGGATCGTATCCACTAGCCGAATAATTGATAAGACTCAAACCATTGTTGTAGCCGTTGACAACCGTTTCAATCTGGTTAAAGGGAGTGATATTTGTGCCGCTCTTGTAGATATTGGTTCGGGGACTGGTAAGACCGCCAACCAGCATCCGTCCGCTACTGTCAAAGTTGGCTCGCGTCGTGCCGCCCGTGTTGATGCTGACCTCATCAGTGCCGAAACTGATGCCGGTATTGGAATCCGCGCCCTGAACTGCAGGCGTTCCAGCAGATCCGTCAACGCCGCTAACACCAGTGCTGCCGTTAAGAGAAAGTGCCATGATCAGACAATCGTCCAAGTTTGACCGGAGCCGACCGTGACGGTCACACCCGAGTTAATCGTGATCGGACCGGCACTCATAGCGTTGGTGCTCGCAGTCAAAGTGTAACTGGTAGTTACTGTCTGTCCGTTTTCATAGAAAACTTGGTCAGATCCGCCACCAGTTGCTCCACCCCCGCCGCCAATAGCGCCCCACGCGCCATTCGCATATCCTTCGAAGGCGTTATCGGTGGTGTTGTACCGGAACATCCCATTACTAGGAGTTCCCGGTCGTTCGCCCGTCGTACCAGCAGCCACGTCGATGGCGCCAGTGCCGGTCATGTTGATGTCACCGGCTGAGGTGACCGTGCCGGTAAAGCTCGGGCTAGCCAGCGTCGCCAAACCCAAGTTGGCACTTGCCATCGTGCCGACAGTTACCCATGCCGAGTTAGCCGCGTTGCGGATCTTCAGCAAGCCGGTCGTCGTATCCGCCCACCACTGGAACGCAAACGTCGTTGCAGGTGCCGTCGCACCACTGTTCTGCGAGACAATCGCGGCAAGCGCGTTGTTAATGTCCGCCCTTACGTTCGCGCCCGAATCGTTGGCAATCGAATAGTCGTGTTGCGCCACGGGGCGGAATCACCATTCAGTGCTCCTACTTTAACCAGACTTGCCAAATCCAACCGCAGACCATGTGAAGTTGCGGTTGACACTGGTATTCGAGCTATTGAAAAACTCCACCGTGAACCCTGTACCAGAAACCCCGGTCACCGTGAAGTAATCGCCTGACTGCATGTTCTGGGCATTGACACCCACGCTGGGCAGGTAGGCATTGGTGCCACCCATGGTTGCTGTACCAGTGAAGAAGCTATTGGTGAAGGTGACTGCCTTGCCGCCAGTGCCGCTGGCAACTGCACCGTTTGCCTGCTCAGACCGGCGCTGGAACGTCGCCTCATAACCCAGCTCGTCAATCAGGATGCTCTGGGAGCGGTCGTTACTGGTCAGGTCAGCGCGGAACTGGAATGCCCGTGCCTTGAACGTGCCATTCACAAACTCCTGCCAGCTGCCCCATGTCGGCGTACCGCTTGGGTTGTCGTTGGTGTGGCGGACCATCAGCTTGGCATTGACCTTATCCACCACGTCACCGTCCCAGTTGTCCCAGTCGTCGATCAGCTCAACACGGCTATCAACAGAATCACTGGGGTAGTAGCCACGGGTGACAAAGTACCGCTTTAGATCCAGCGAGAAGACAGCGCCTAAATCCTGCGTGTCATTAAACGTATAAGTACCGCTAGATGCCACATCACCAAGGATGTCGAAATAGGCAATCGCATCGAAATCGGCAATGTCATCAATATCCCCACCGCCAAGGGTCAGGGCGTCATACGTTGCGTCATAGAAGCAATCGACCTTGCTGCCTTGGAATGGCGGTGTGTCTTGGTCTTCGCGGCGGTTGATGACCTGCAGCGTGCCAAGCGTGTCAGGCAGATCAATGATCACGCTGGTTTCACCAGCACTCAGACGCCCGCCGTCATCCGCAAACTTGACCAGCACCTCGCCTTCCACCAGTGGAATAATTGCCTCAGTGGCGCTGCCCGATTTGGCGGTGATCAGGTCAACGCTGTCACTCCACGTTCCAGTGCCATCGGTTTTGCTGGTGTGGCGGATGTAGACCTTGCCGCCGACCTTCACATCAAGATCAACGGTCTGATCCCAGCGCAGACGACCGGAGTTGGCGCTAATCGCCTCAAAGGTCAGGTTTTGGACGTTGCCCGGAACAGCAGTTTTGCCCAGCAGGACAAACTCAGCCGTTGAGATGTCGCTGACCTTGTTGAGGTAGTTGGCAGCGGTGATCTGGACGTACAGCCTGCCAGCGCGGGTTGCCTCGATCCGCAATGACGGGGAGGTGGTGTTGACCTGCGTCCAGTTGTCGTTATCAATGCGGTACTTAACTCGGAACTCATTGACCCGCTGACGCGGGCTGGTCCAGCTCAGGTCAAAGCCAGAGAAAACGCTCTGACCGCTTTGATAGAGGAACTCAGTACCAGACAGGCTGGTGGGTGCATCTGGCTTGGCGGACAGGTTGGAGATGTCACGCTCAGTCAGCTTGTTATTGGTTTCAATCGCGTTGTAGATCGTGGAGTTGTACTCCAGAGCCGTGACGCCGTAGATGCCATCGCCAGCTTCAGCAACATTTAGTACGCGGTATTGCTGAGACTGAACATCAGTCGTTTCAATCAGCCAAATGCCGTTTGCAGCGGGAGCCTGACTGAAAGCAGTGGCAACAGTGACGACCCTGCCGCTGATTGAGCTAATGCCGCGTGTTTCGACCAAGCCGGTTGGCAGCAACACTGACAGCGTTGGGGTCTTGGTGGAATCAACAGTCAGGTCAGTGGCACTATCAAGCGTGATCCGAGTTGTGGTGGCGCTGCTGATGCGACCGCTGCGGCGTGTTCCAGATTTCAGCGGGTCGGCAATATCAATAACCATCCCCGGACGGAGGATGATGCCGCTATCAATCGCAACGGAGAAAGTGACAGTCTCAGTAAGGTTCTGCTCGCTCAGCAGTGCCCACTTACCAGCGCGGTGTGCTTGACCTTGGCTGTAGCAGCCGAGCGCCTTGATGTCCTTGTTGATGATGCCGTATTTGGCAACAGCATCAGCGTCTTCAACGTACTCGTACTCGACTTCACCAAGGGTGTCGTAGGACTGCCAAGCAACAGTTGCGGTTGTATGGCGTGCTTTTTGTGAGGTGCCGCTATAGGCAAAGATGCCGTCAATAACATTGCTCGGACCAATCAGATATTGGGAATCGCTTGGTTTGTCCTGCTGCAGTACCAGCGAACCCGCGCCGTAATAAGCAATGCCACGGAATAGGCTGGTCATCTCTTGGATGACGTTGTAAACCTCGTCGCGGCTGTTGATCAGCAGGTTGCAGCTAAAACGCGGTTCTGTTCCACCTCTGCCGTTATCAACAAGCTGACTACAGTATTGAGAAATTGAATAAAAGTCATAGCGGTCGAGGCTGCTGGCTGGAATTGCCGCGCCATAGCGAGTGTTGGTCAGCAAATCCCACAGACACCATGCGGGATCGTTGCACCAAGTCGCAGCGCCAAACGTGCCATCCCAAACGCCGGAATAGGTGACACGTCCCAGATGCGTGCTGGTGTCAACCGTCGCATTAGACGGAAGCTGAATCTTGATGCCACGAATCAGGTACTTGCGAGTTGGGATTGAATCAAACTGGCGCGAGTCAAAGCGCAGGTATGTCAGTGCGCTGTTGGGATAGCGCAGCTTCTCGTCAATGATTTCGGTGTAGCTGAACCAGTAAGTCAGGTTCTGGCGGCGGGCAGTTGTTTCGTCATCACTTGTACGAACAACCTTGATGTCTACAGGAAACGCGCCAGACAGCGACAGCATGTAGTCGCGCTGGTACGGGTTGCTGGTCTTACCGCTGATCGTGTCGGAAATGACGGTGTTGTAACCGCCGGAGTTGTACTGGACTTGAATCTGGATTGAGACACTGTGACCGATGATGTCGCCGTCATCCTCAAAGATCTGCAGTGCAGGAATCTGCAGCGTTACGCGAACACGATCAACATCTGAGTCAGTAATGGTGCGGACAACAGGGGTGTCCTTAAAGATTTCGACGTTGACGTTATTTTCGCTTTCCGTGCCAATCTGCTGGCTGATGTAGC